GAATCGCCGGATTCAGCCGACCTCCAGCAGGTTCTTCCCGATCAGCTTACAAACAACGGCAAATGGCGTATGCCTGTCATCAACGTGGATACTGACACGACAAACGGCACAGTCGTCATAAAGAACATTACGGTTGACGGACGCGATCAGGCGGTTGTTGACGAATACAACGGCAATAAGGATTTCATAGGCATAGCCATATATACGGGGGTGTCAAAAGAGTAAGTGATTGTCGTGTCAAACGGAGTGGAATTTTTTTTCCAACATCTCTTTAACACATCTTAACATGCCAGAGCTTCAGTCAGAAATCACAGTGACCAAAACCAAAGAAAGAGCTATTATAAAAATCTATAATACAAGAACGTGCATTAAACTGAAAAAACCAGAAAAGAAAGAATGCGATCCTATTTTTGAAATGGCATACGAGCGCATCGGAACTCGCGAAATTTGAACGCGCGATTTTTTTTCGACGGCGCCGCTTTTGATAATGGAGGCTAACGACTGTTCTTGGGCATGATTCTAATGAGAGATTTGAAATTCTTCTCTTGCTCTTTTTTTGGCTTACTGCCCTCTATGTATTCTGACATCTCAGGAATTGCGGCGATAAAGTTATCCATAAACATTGAAATGTTATTTCTAACTGCGAAATGTTCAGAGCAATCACTTGTGCATGAAGAGTCACCGACGCCTTGGCTTGTGACAACTAAACTGTAAATTGTGCCAAAGTCATTAGAGATATCATATCTGATGATAACATCTGTAGGTTGTGATTGATTTGCTGGGACAAAAACCTGCATGGGATAAAAAGACATAAATACTTTTGCCGCGGGTGTGTAAAATGTGTAGATTGTTGCATCTAAAGTGTACAGGTTTTTAATATTGTCATTAAATATGTGAGAATTATCCATTGAATTTTGTATTGATTCTTTAATTAAATCAAGTTTTGAATCCCTTAACCCGACAATTTTTCCCATCTGTTTTTCTTCTGGTGCCGTGGTGACATTTATTTCTTTAAGGTACCCGTCAATTTTAGTTTGTGATGTCGGAAAATATTTTGGAGTATAATTGTTTGCGCATGATGTTGTGATGATTGATAAGCAGATAAGGAAAATAATTTTAACTCTCATTTTGCACCTGTTTCATGGTGTACGAAAATATCAAAGTTGTTTAAAGTCTTCTAACTCTTCTAGTTTAAGTTTTATGAGTGTAGATTCGGCATCGGAATCTTTCAATCCTTTTTCAAGAGTTTGTTGAGCCAACTGTAAATATTTTTCTTTTGACTTCTCGGTTTTAAGTGTCATTGCTTTCTGGATGTAGCCTTCAGCTTCATTGATATATCTGTCAGTAGAATAAGAAATGACGCGTTCGTTATAATAAGCAATAATTTTGTTCATTGTTTCAGGTGGGACAAGCTCTTCGTTTCTGCTTCTCATATCAATAATCATATTAATAGATTCTTTCGCTAACTGTAATCTATTATCTGCAACATCCGGTTTTTTTGATCGGTTGGCAATTTCTAAGCTATCCCTCATTATTTGTAATCGTCCTAAGACAGCAGATTTATCATGCCCCCAAATTCTGTGATTCTTTTTAATTTGTCTTGCTATATCAGGAGCTGCCTTATTGTAGAGACAATATAATAGCAACTCTTCATACTGAGTGTCGTAATTAGATTTTGATGAGCCTCCTACAAAAATAACGAAAATAATAATTCCAATTATTACCAATGCCCACACATTATTCCTCGTGGAGTTTTTTTATATCAAGCATTTTCGACTTAAATTGTTTAACAATTTTTGGTGTCCCATAATCTAATATTAATTCAAAAAGTTCTTTGACATCATCTGTAAAGCTCTCTGATAAAGGATTACTTGTTGTACCATAGAAAGTTATATTGCCGTTTTGTATGTTAATACCGTAGTTCCCAACAACGCTTTGACTGCCATTGGTACTATTATACATACTGCCATTACCGGTCTTTAACCATTCCTCACTCATATTGAATTTCACTGACATTAGTCTTATGACTGATTCTGGAATATTTCTTTCTCCTGATTCCCATGTCTGCACTGTTCTTAAAGTCTTACCAAGAATTTCACCAAATTCCGTTTGTGTTAGTCCAATTTCTTTTCTGAATAACTTCAATCTCTTATTAACCATAACGCTCAATATTGCAAAGAAACATGATGAAAGTGCGTATTTTAGATTTGACAAATATGCACAAACAGCGTATTCTTCTGTTAATTAAATATTCATTAACGGAGTCTAGCACCATGCATCTTGTTAATGCAATCGAAAAACTACAGCAACGACACGAAATAGACGCAGAACGTGAACGTCTTAAAATCACAAAAGCCTCCATCGCCGCGAAATCAGGTAAGTCCAAAGTTGCTGTTACATATTGGTTTCAGGCGAAGATTGACTCAGCTGAGATAGAAACAGCCGTCAATGATTTGATTTCTCTAAAGTCTAGCGCAGTTAGATAAGCGTGTAAACGTATCAAAAATAAAGAAAAAGGTACTATGAGGCTATTATGACAAAAAACAAAAAGATAGGCACTGTTGAAATGGTGATAAGCGGTGTACACGGCTTAGAGCTTATGTCTTTTGACACTGCCAAGAAGCTGGCTTATGACCACTCGCTCCGCAACTACCGCCAGATTCATGAGGAGACAAAAATTCCGCAATCCACTTTGAAGCGGATGCTCAACGATCCTGAGTATCATCCCTCTCCGGCGAATATACCAGACCTGTGCGATGCGATGGGAAACACCATTATGGTTGAGTGGCTTGCCGCGAAAGTTGGTTGCTATCTTGTGCGTGTTGAAGGCGGGCAGACGGTGGGTTCTGTTGCAATGGCAACGTCCGAGGTTATCCGTGAAGCGGCGGATGTTATGACCGCATTTTCGGTGATGATGGAAGATGAAAAGGTTGATGCTGCGGAGCTTGAACGTACTGCTGCAGAGCTTACAGAGCTTGCTGTCGCTGTCAACAAAGCTCTGGAATCAATCAAGAAGGTGCGGTGATGGCAGCGTATAAGCGCATCGGAGCAGTTGATGTTTCGTGCCGTATTCTGCGGCATCTGAGTCAGCAGACTCAGCCTGTCAGCGGCATGGATATCTCTGAAGCTCTGAACATCCCCCAGCCCACAGTCATGACGCATCTTGCCACTCTTGCTGACCACAGCTTTGTTGAGGCGCAGGGCGAGCGGTATGTGGTTGGGCAGGGGATAGCTGTTATACATGCCCGCCGCAGGGCGTATCTATCTGCTGTGTCGGACAATGTTAGTAAGCAGGTGGGTGAGTTATGAAAGAAGTTAACTTATCAGATCGGTCATTGAAAAAGGAGAATCATCGTCAAACGGCCAGTAAGTGGGTCTTTGTGGACCGGAAACAAAAAGCTCCCGTCCCATGGCAACCATCATTTCTGAAGGACTGCAACCAGCCATGTGTACGATTTCAGGAGTGGGAGCAAGAACCATCTCTGCATACGAAACGAGCCAATAGGCAGCAAGGACAAGAAAACCCTTTGTCTGCGGGTCTCGGAGGAGCGGCATACGAGCGCGCTGCTTGGGCGTTGCTTTTACAAAGTCCTCCACGGCAGAGAGGTTTTGGCGTGACCAGACAAGGAAGACAGTGCGGATATTCTCGCCGTAAACACGTTCTTTCAGTTCTGCTATTTCCGTTTCGGAGAGCATACTGGAAAGTTCGTTCAAGGCTGCGTTGCTGGCTGACACGTATTTATAAAGGTTCATGCCCTTACGATAGCAGAAATATTAAGAGCAGACAAGCCGAAGAAGCGTGGATGAGATTGCTTCGCTTTGCCCGCAAAGACGGGAAGGAGAACTGTGATGAAAGAGAAAGAGGTTGATACAAAACAGTCGCTGATAGCTTTTCCGAAGATTGAGGAAAATTTAAAGACCAACAGGTCGCTTGAGTGTGAGCAAATGGTTCTCTGGCTTAGGGCGGCAGGTTTTGATGAAGAGACCGTTAAATGGGCTATTCTTCGTTTCTGGGAAGGGCAGAATTAACTGCCCTGTGGTTACTTGAGTTCCCCGGTTTTGGAGAACATGTACAGAACAGTTTACCGACAAGCAGAGCCATAAAAATAAGAGGTGGAATATGGAAGAATCTATGCATTGCCCGGAATGCGGCAGAGAAAACTATGAAGAGAATAATTTTTGCGAATGGTGTGGAGAGGATTTGAGACCTCTCCACGGTGTGTGCGAACACTGCGGGCATAGCTTCTATGGGCTTCATAACACAAGTAACTATTGCCCGATGTGCGGCGGCAAGACCAAGAAGCAGGATTAAGGCTTAACGGCTTTAAGGTCTTTTGCACAGTGCTGGCAAAACTGTCCCTTGCGTGTGAGCGGCTTTTCACAGGTGTCACAGCCAAAGATAAGCCTGCTCCCGCACTGGGGGCAAAAACCGCCCTCATGCTGTTCTTTTTCGGCGTTGAAGCGGCATTTAGGGTTTGAACAGAGAACAAAATAACGTTTTTGCATAAGCGCACCTCCTACGGGAGTATAGCACAGAGGGGAGGAGATGGGGCGGGAACTAGGCTCCCCCGCCCCTTTATAAGACGGAAGAAAATCCACCCCGACCCTCCTTTAGTAAAGGAGGGAGATAGAAAGGAAAACTGGAAACAGATTCCAGTTAGGGTTTGTTGATAAATAAGGATTTTTTTAAAAAAATGCATAAAAAACTGGAAACGATTCCGGAGTTTTGAGGTTAAAAATGGAAGAAAAAGAGATGAGCGCAAAAGAGATTTATAAGCATCTTGGGGCAATGAATGCTTTGGCGTATGTGAGAACAACCGCCGAAGCTGCCAACGTAATGATTTTGCAACAAATAAAAGAGACTAAAAGTTATCGGTCTCTTGATTTTACGTCTTGGGCTGACTTCTGTGAAACAGAATTGAAAATGTCTTACAAAACGGCAGACGAAGCCATCAACAACCTTAAAGCACTCGGTGCGGAGTTCTACGATGCGGCACAGCGGATGGGCATTACAACACGCCAGATGCGCCAGCTTCGTGCTATTCCTGACGAACTTTCTATTGACGCTACCGCCGGAACAATCAAAGTCGGTGACACAGAAATTCCACTTACTCCCGCAGCCAGCGAAGAGCTTCAGGAAGCTATCACAGACCTGCTTTCAGAGAAAGAATCAAAAATCGACAAGCTGAACAAGACAGTGGAGAGCAAAGAGCGGCTTATCGAAAAAGGGCATGAGTACACCCAGAGAGTTCTTGCTGACAAGAAAGAACTGGAAAAGAAGCTGAACCCCACACTTGAAGACAGCGAAAAGGCTATGAACGCCATGCAGAAGCAAATTGATGTGATGCTTAAGCAGCTTGACCCCGAAGAACCGCTTCTCGACCTTTCGACAGACCGCGCACAGGCGCAGTATGGCGCGCTTGTAACTTGGCTTTATAAAAGCGCCACAGCTCTTTATGAACACGCCGCAGACACGATGAATCTGAGTGCCGAGGGATACCAATTTCCCAAGGATGGGGAATGATGCGCGGAGAGAACCCTCCGCGGGTCGCATGCATAATCTATGTAGCCATTTTCGCTGTAGGTTTTTGGCTGTCATGGATTGCGGAGAGATAATCCTCTCCGTTCTGCCTATCTGCTTGATGGGTAGAGCAAAGAGGATTTTGCCAAGTGTAACGGCAAAAGGAGAAACACGGTATGAGCTGGGAACAGGAATTAGCGGACGAGCTTAAAAACGCCAAAAACGGCGAAAAAAGAAAAATAATACTACGACATCAAGAAGTGACTGGGTTGTCTGCCCGCCAGCTCTATCGTGTAGCTCAACAATATGGCTATGAATCCGGCAGACAGAAGCGGAAAGACAACGGGAAGCACGTTGTTACAGATGCCCAGCTGGACTACGTTTCCGCTCTGATGGCTGTTTCGGCTCGTAAAAATAAAGGCGTGATAGCTTCTGTTGAAACTGCTCTGGAGACAGCTATTGACAACGGCATCATAGACGCAGGAACGATAACCCCGAAGCGGCTTTCAGAGCTTCTGACACGCTATAAGAAGTCCAAAAAGTATCTTGACGCACCCACCCCGCATATCTCTATGCGCTCTGAACACCCGAACCACGTTCACCTTGTTGACGTGTCCGTGTGTATTCAATGGTTTCTGGATAGTGGCGGTATGGGTGAACGGGACGAAAGCGGGCTTTATAAGAACAAGATAGAGAACTTTAAGAAAATCAAACAGCAGCTTCTGCGCTATGTTCTTGTTGACCACTGCACGGGTGTGACGTACCTGCGCTACTACTACGGCAGCGGTGAAACTGCGGAGTTTCTGTTTGATTTTCTTCAACACGCATGGGCATTTAAGAACGACAAGCTCCCTTTTCGCGGTGTCCCCTTCGCATTGATGATGGATGCTGGTTCGGCAAACATCAGTAAGCCTATGACAGCACTCCTTGAGCGCCTCGGCGTTCAGAACCTGCGAGGCGTTGTGAAGAATCCACGCCGTCAGGGTGGTGTTGAGAGACAGCACCGCACGATGGAGGAGCAGTTCGAGTGGAAGCTCCGCATCAACCCTGCCAAAAATCTTGAACAATTGAATGAATGGGCGGAGGACTTCGCGACATTTTTTAATGCGAAACGTCTCCACAGTCGCCATAAAATGACACGCACCGAAGCATGGATGAAGATAACATCCGAGCAGCTTCGTGAACTGCCTTCGACAGACATACTACAGTCTCTTTTCGCGAAGCCGGAGGAATCCAGAAGCGTTTCCGGAAGCCTGACTATCAATTTCAAAGGCAATATATATAGCGTGTCGCACATCCCCGGTATTATCCCCCGCGAGAAAGTAATGGTGATTGTTCGACCCTACGATTTCCCTGCGGTTGCAATCCGTTACAACGATATTGAATATCTTTCACAACCGCTCAAAAAAGACGGTTACGGCTTTGTTGAAACTGCCGCAACAATCGGAAAAGAGTTCAAAAGCCACAAAGAAACACCTGTGCAGGAACATAAGAAGGTTATTGACGAGCTTGCCCACGCTGGCGGCGGTGCGCCGTTCGCCGGAACAAAAGTATTCGGGCATCAAGCCGATAAAGTCCGCGAAACGTACATCCGCAAGACTGGCACTGCTATCCAGATTAACCCAGAGGACGTTCTTGAAAAGCACGTCCCGATGATTGAAGCCCTGCGCCGTATCAGGCTTGAAATAGGCGCACTGACTGTGGAGCAGAACAAGGCAATTAGAGAAAGCTACGGCGAAAGCATAAGCATAGAAGATCTGAACGAGCTGATAAGAAGGTTAGAAGGAGGTGATGAGAGTGGAACGCGCAGACATCAATCTGGTGCAGTGTCTTAGGGACATAAAGTGGAGCTACAGCAAGCTTGCGAAAAAGCTGGTTATCCCTAAGTCCACAGTAACACAGGCTCTGATTTACGGCAGATATCCGAAGAAATTTGACTTTAAAGCCGCTGTTATGGCTGTTGCTATGGAAGAGGATGCGATCAGGGCGTGGCTTAAAACAAGGCGGCGTGGGTTTGAATATCTGTTCGAGCCTGTTAATCCGTTGAAAGAGTTTGCTCGCGAAAGAGCGAAAGAGAAACTGTACGGGAAAGAGAAACAAAAAATAAAAGAAAAGGAGGTGGCGCCAGCTATGCTTACATTCAATGCTATGAAGCATTTTAAAATGACACAGAACCCGTTTCTGAACGATGTGAATGGTATACGGGATATTTACATCAGCCAAGACCACAGCTTTATAGAACAAATTATGCTTGATGCCGCGAGGCATGCCGGATTTGTAGCAATCAGCGGCGAGGTAGGTTCCGGCAAAAGTACGATACGCAAGGCTGTTGAAGAGCAGTTGAAGCAGGAAGGTATTGCAATTGTATTCCCCGAAATCATCGACAAACGCAGGATTACGCCTTCATCTCTCATAGATGCAATCATTTATGACCTGACAGAAGAACGGTTGAGAGGATCTCTGGAAGCCAAGACCCGGCAGGCGTCCCGTACGCTTCGCACTCGCGCAAAAAACCAGATGAAACAGGTGATCATGATCGAAGAGGCGCACCTGCTGACAATCGACGCGTTTAAGGCTCTCAAGCAAATTTACGAACTTGAAGAGGGTTTCGGGAAGATCGTCGGGATTGTGCTGATAGGGCAGACCGAGCTTGCATATCTGCTTGACGAAGTAAAGCATCCGGAGATGCGGGAAGTTATCAGGCGTGTCCAGACCGCAGTTATCAGCGGTATGGGGGGTGACACGGGCGCATATCTGGAACTGAAGTTTAAGCGTGTGAAAAAGCCTCTGTCAGATGTTTTTGCCGACGGAGCAATCGACGCAATTGTTGCGAGAACAACTCACAAGATGGGCAGGCAGACTGTCAGCACGGCGCACCCGCTGACTGTGAACAACATCGTGATGCACGCAATGAACGAAGCGGCGGCTCTGGGCGAACCGCTCGTTACTGCGGAAATAATCAGGAGTGTGTGACATGGCACATGAACTTGAAAACGCGGCTCTTAGGTTCCGCCAGCACGAGATATTTATCGAAGTCGCAGTCGAATTGGTGAAAGGAATGTCGAAAGCCGAGCTACAGACAGAGCTTGCGCGCTTTGGCGCGGCAGATCTGGATGAATACTATGCGAAGGTAAAGGAGACACAGAATGGCTGAGTATATGAAGGACAGTAAAGGCAGGCTTGTACCTGTAAGCAATGTAAAGGTCACTGACAAGCTACGGGACGATGTTGTGAACAATCTTGTCGCCGCCGCGAAGCTGGAACAGGAAGGTCTGAAAGCATTCAAGAAATCATCATATGAGGATGTTCATGCATTTGTCGGGCTTGTCGCAGCCGAGCATGATGTTAAGTTCGGTGGGCTGAAAGGCAATATCAGTCTGCTGTCGTTCGACGGGTGCCGGAAAGTCAATGTCGCGATATCAGAAAACATCACGTTTGATGAATCGTTGCAAGTAGCGAAAGACAAGCTCGACGACCTTCTGCTTGAGTGGTCGAACGGCGCTAACGAAAACATCCGCATAATCATAATGGATGCTTTCAAGGTTGATCAAGAAGGCAAAATATCTGTCACAAGACTGCTGGAACTGCGCAGGTATGAGGTGCAGGACGAACGCTGGAAAGACGCTATGAACATCATCTCAAACTCGGTTGTGATTGCCGGAAGCAAGAGCTATATCCGCTTTTATGAGCGGGATACGCCCGACGGTGAGTGGCAGGCTATCAGTCTGGATATCGCAAAGCTGGAAGTGTGACATGGCGCACGTCAAACAAAAGCTGTGGGCAGGGTATTACCTGCCAAAAAAGAAAACGAAAGCGCCTGTTGACATGAGCCTTCCGCTCGTGCCTGTGACATATGTTGTCACTGCTGGCGGGGTTGGCGAAACAGTGACTGCGCAGATGCGGGTTGCTGGTGTTGATGATGTTGAAGCGAAGCTGAAGGCGGTGCTTGCGCAGAAAAGACAGCAGGATGTTGCACTGAGCGGCACACACATTAATGTCAGCTCAATCGGCGGCAAAGCCGTAAATCTGGAGGTGAGATGAAAATCATTATTGGTTTCATTATAGCGTTCGCGTGGTATGTGCTCACCGTGAAAGCTATCGAATGCCATGACGAAACAATAGTTCAGCACGGTATGTTCTGGCACAAGGATAAAAAGTATGAGGTTAAGGAGGTTGAGTGATGGCTGATTTTGCAAAGCTGTTTAATACAGAAAAACACGGACAGATTGTTGTGATGAATGGCAACACTGAAGATGGTGATCCTGCTGTGTATATCTTTTTTTCTCTCCCCGAACTGTGTTTTTTCAAACTTTCTATAAATTTCACAGCTGGTGAGTGGGATGCCGCAGGTGCTTATTTTGCAGACATCACCGAAGAACGTGCAGTGAGCGTCATTTCTGCCTCATTAGACCCCGGCGTATTTAGGGAACGTTTTATGAAAGGGTATATTACAGAGAGCTAACCCTCTCTGTTCAGCATCTCACGGGGTGCTGAGTAAAGAGGGTTTATGGCGCATTGACGCCATGAGTACACATAAGAAGGAGGAAATAGTATGGGCAGAATTATTGATGAAAAAGGCAAAGAGTTAATTGCCGAATTTGGACATCTTTTCAACAACCACGGTGGCAATGACGTGAAGGAACTTATCGAAAGAACGGATGTTAATTTTTTCAATAACTCCGTTGTGGCAACTCTCCAGTGTTGTTGCGAATCACAGTTGAAGCTTCTTATGGAGCTGGACAAGAACGGGTTACTCGTAAGGAAGGAGGTGGAATGATGGATATCAGAGAAAAACTTAATATTCCTAAGAAATTTTACAGTGATTCTGTGGCTCCGGCTATCGCAACAAGTGTTGGAGAGCTTATTGACTTGCTGTCAGAGTTGCCGCGCGACCTTGATGTTGAATCAACTTTTGAAGCTGCAGTACAAGTTAAAGTTTTAGTTGCTTTCAACCAAAAGGAGAGACGTTGTTGGGTTGAAATATCTGAGCCTGATGATTGCCCTGATGAAGATGATGATTGTCCCTATGAAGACGAGGATGACTGACAGAACAGAGAGCTAACCCTCTCTGTTCAGCATCTTGCGCCGCTGGGTGCTGAGTAAAGAGGGTTTAATGGAGGTCTGAAGGTGAGAGTTGGTTTGATAGCTGTTGATGGCAAATATCCTAATCTCGCATTGATGAAACTGTCTGCGTGGCATAAAGCACAAGGGCATCATGTTGATTGGTACACGCCGATTGAGGCTGCGATAGAGCCATTTGACAAGGTTTATGCCAGTAAGATTTTCACCTTTACTCCCGACTACGCATACATGCCTGAAGGTGTTGAATTAGGCGGAACCGGGTATAACTCAGCCGTTCAGCTTCCTGATGAAGTTGAGCATATGACCCCTGACTATAGTTTATACGGAATTGACTACAGCTTAGGTTTCACAAGCCGTGGTTGTTCTCGTAAGTGTAGTTTTTGTGTTGTGCCGAAGAAAGAAGGCAGTATTCGTGAGCATTCCCAGCTTTCTGAGTTTGTTCGCCACCGTACAGTCGTTTTACAGGATAACAACTTTCTAGCATCCCGTTTATCTGAAGATAAGCTGGCGGAAATGATAGAAAAGAAACTGGATGTTGACTTTAATCAGGGCTTGGATATTCGTCTTATGAATGTCCGTTTTGCGGATTTGCTGGCACGTTTAAAACCTAAGAAACTGCGTTTCGCATGGGATTATGTTGACATGGAGTCTGAGTTCCGTCGAGGTATAGACTTGCTTAAATCAGCAGGTTATCGCGTGGATCGTCACCATGTCCAGACGTATGTTCTTTGTAATTACAATACCGAATTTAAGGAAGATATGCACAGAGTTCAAGTGTTGAGAAGTCTTGATATCGCCCCGTTTGCCATGATTTATAACAAGGCTTCTGCTCCTCGTTTTATGAGGGAGTTTGCAAGCTGGTGCAATCAACCACAACAGTTTAACAAACATTCTTTTAATAGTTTTTTAGTATCAAGAAACCAGCCAGTATTGGCTGAGTTTTAGGAGGTATAACAGTGGGCAAAAATGATAAGTGCTATGCAAGTGTAGGGGATTTTGAGCCGTGTCGTGCATTAAGCCGTGCGATGGAAGGTACTGCATCAAGCGTCAAGAAAGGCATTGTGGTTTGGTGTTATAGCAGTCTGAAGACTGGAAAGGCTACACGTTCATTTGTCGGGTTCAAAGGTGGTAAATATGGCACAGGCGGCGTTGCTTTCAATTATTGCCCATTCTGCGGAGCAGATTTGACGCCGAGCCATGAATCCAAAGCAGAGGCAACTGATGATAAGGCATAACAGTGGACTGCGGTTCATAGCTCGTACAGGGTATGATAAAAATGAGACAGATATCATGCTAAAGGCGGCAATGTCTGATGTCTGTCTCGCAGTCGATGAACGGAAGAGCTTTCCCGAATCCGGTCTTTACGTTGATAAATACCAGATTCTTGGACGGCTTGATGCAAAACTTGAGCAGTTAAAGAAAACGTTCTCTCATAATGAGCTGGAGCGTTTTGCTGCCGAAGTTGTTTATTGCCTCGCTTCCGTTAATGCTTCATACCGCTGCGGCATATGCCGCGACACTCTTATCGCCGACGAGGGAGAACCTTGTGAATGTACGCAAGAGGACTGGGGCAAGTAATGAAACGCATCATAGAGAAAGCGACGAACCCGCAGAAACAGGCTATCAAGATGGCGGTCAAACAGCTTGGGATATCAGACGAAGATTACAGAGATATCCTTCACTCACGGTTCGGCGTGAAGAGCTGCACACAGCTGACCAAGTATCAGGCGAAGCTGTTTATCAGCGATCTGAAAGCGAAAGGCTTTAAACTTACACCCAAAACCCCGCAAAAGCGCATGACGCTGAAAGAAGCAGAAGCCGCAGGGGTTAAGTATATGATAACACCACGCCAGACAGACAAGATAAACAAGCTCTGCGGGCTTATCAAGTGGCGTGTGGAAAACGGTTATCAGGCATGGGTGAAAAAGTTCTTCAAACTTGATGTTGTGGCAAACGAGATAGATGCCCAGCGTGTTATCGAAGGACTGAAAAAGATGTTCGAGAACCAGATGAAAGCAGAGTTCGGTACGGGATGGCATCATTTGAACCACACAAATCCTGATATCCTCTGGTATATACGGGAGCATAAGAAGTGAAAGAAGATATCCGCATCGAAGACCTGAGCGGTGAGTTTCGCCAGCTTGCAGAGGATATCGGTCTGTCCGCTGCGCTCAAGCTAGTAGATGCGCGGGGCGGCGAATCAATCTATATCCCTCCTCGCCACAGAATCATGACGGGCAAACGTGACAGAGAGATGTATGAGAAGTATATGCGCAACGTCCCGCTTACACAGCTCTGTAAAGAATATGACATGTCCGAGACCAGAATCAGAACAATTCTGAACGAAATCCGTTCACAACGTCAGCGCGGACTTTCTGTCCACGACCTGCTCAATCAAGAATAACCCACACTTTTTTCTGCAAAAAGTTGTTTCAAGAAGATTTTGTGAGTTTCCCCTCCCATTTCCATAAACTGCGTTTATGGAAACAAATGAACTTTTAACCAAATCAATTGAAAGAATCAGATTTTTCGAGGGCTACCGTGACAAGCCGTATCTCTGCTCTGCGGGTCGCATGACAATCGGCTACGGGTACAACTATCAGGACAACGGGCTTCCCGCCGGACTGCCCACTGCCCTGTGTACAGAACTGCTTGAGAAAGGCTTCACAAAGAACCTCGGCGAGTATCTGCTCGACCGCGAAGTACGCAAGACAATCGGCACAGCAGAACAATTCAAATGGTTCGCAACGCTGTCTCTCAACCGCAAAACAGTTGTCGTTGACATGCTGTATCAGCTCGGACTTTCCCGTTTTATGGGCTTTAAGAAAATGAAGGAAGCTCTGGAGGCTAAGTCAGTGAACTTTGCTGTCGTTGCCGCAGAAATGGAGGATAGCCTGTGGTTCAAACAGTCAAAACGGCGCGGGCGAAGCAACGTTGACCAGATGAAAACCGACAAATGGACAATGTACGAGAAGTAAAACTCTTGGTGGCTTTAGGGCATATCAATGAATATGTGCTGTTCGACACCGTAATAGAGTGCCGCCAGCATTTTGAGACGCAGACAAAAACCGTGCGCTGGGAGTTTCCGGACGAAGCGACAGCGGACATGGTTTTCGGATGGATAAAGTAAAAGGAGACGGTTATGGGATTTCTCAAAAACATTGTATCGAAGATAACACCGCAGCGGATACAGACTGCTTTGACAGTTGCGCGTATCGCACTGACACAGATACTGCCGCTGTTTTTCACAACTCCGCAGTTTGCACTGATTTTCAAACTCGCTCTTGAAGCTGTTGAAATCGTTGAAGATGCAACGATACCCGGTGAAGAGAAACGCACTGAAGCTCTTGAATATCTGAAATCTGCAACTGCGGTACAAGGTGTGTCAGCTAGTACCCAGTTGATGAATACGGCAATTGAACTCGCCGTCCAGAGACTTAAAAAGTAATGGACGGACAGTTCTGGCAAGGAGCGTTACAGCTTGGAGCAGTGGCGTTCATATTCATCCTGTTCCTTGTTCTGCTTTACCGCCTCGCAGACAAATATCTGTCGGCTTGGACAGCGGCACATGCGGAAGCAAGAAAGGCTGAAATAGAGAGTCATCAGAAAATGGCTGAGAGTATGCAGCAGATAACTCTGACTATGCAGAATACATCTGAGTTCCACAACAACAATATCCGTGAGGTTCTGATAGCTGTCAAGGTCGTTTCTGACGAACTGAAACGGGTGCTGGAGATGATCAATGAATTACGAAGTTCAAAAGCATGAAATAGCCAGAGGAAAGATTCTTAAAATCCTTGCGCCTGTCTATCCGCACCCTGTTGACGCTGTGATGCTTCGCAGGTTGCTTGACGATTTCGGAATGGCTGTGAGCGAAGAAACATTGCTTGCATACATCGCATATCTCGAAGAGCGCGGATATGTCAGAACATCCGTCCGTAAACACACGGACATCAGGATGATTGAGGCAACGGCTCTCGGACTTGATGTTGTTGACCGCCGAAAAGAAGACGAAGGCGTGGACGTAGGATACTAAGATGGCAATGGCAAACGCTGAGCAAATCTATGCTGTCTGGCTTGAGTGCGGACAGAATGTAGCCGCAACAGTCCGCGCCCTGAAAGAAAAGGGATTTGAGGCGGTCACACGTCAGACACTTGCAAAGTGGATTGAGGACAACGGCTGGAAAGATAGAGCAGCGAGAGAGGCGGCGGCAGAAAAAGAGATTCAGACGCTCAGTCGTGACGATGTGTCGCTTGTTCTGCTTTCTAAGCAGTGTGTCAAATACGAGGCGTATTTTGACAAGTTGCCAGCTGACAAGGTCGATAATCAGGCGACTTATGCTTATACGAATATTCTGTCTCAGATGACTGTAATCAGACAACGGACAACAGAATATAAGGTCGCAGTGTTCAGTGATTTCCTGCGGGATTTCATCGACTACGCCGCCATTGAAGACCAAGAAGCAAAGGCAGTTCTGGAACGTCACTTTGAAGGCTTTGTAAAAGCAACGAGGGCGAAGTATGGCGTCTAAGTTAAAACTGGACAAGGAGCTTGAACTCCTCCGTGCAAAAATCAGCGAAGAGACAGCGGCGCTCCCCGGCGGCAAAGCTGAGAGTGAACAGCGTAAAAAAGCCTGTGCGGAAGACCTTGAGCTTTTTGCAAAGACATACTTTCCGCATTATCTGAAATCGCCCTGTTCAAAGCTCCATCTTTACCTTGCTGACAAACTGAAAAGGATTGTGCTGAAGAGTGCGAAGCAGGGAGAGGGTACAAGGTCTGCCGATGCCGCACCGAGGGGTAACGCAAAGTCAACGTGGACATCACTGATAGCGCCTATTTGGGCAGCTTTGCACGAGCATAAGCATTTTATCATACTCGTCTCGGATACAGGCGCACAAGCTCGTGATTTCCTCTCATTCATCGCTGCCGAAATGGAGGCGAACCGTAGACTTGCGCAGGACTTTCCTGATGCCGTCGGCATAGGCGCTCGCTGGAGAGCCGACGACTTGATACTTAACAACGGCGTCAGAATCAGGAGTCTTGGTTCTGGTCAACGTCCCCGTGGTATGCGCTGGAAAAACTACAGACCCGACCTTGTTATCTTTGACGACATCGAAAACGATGAGAACGTATTGACACCTGAACAGCGTCAAAAACTTGAACATTGGTTTTTCAAGGCGATGCTGAAGCTCGGCATGAAAGACTGTGACTATCTTGTTGTAGGTACAATCCTGCACTACGCAAGCCTTCTTAGTAACCTCCTGACCCGCCCCGGCTGGCACGGGAAAAAGTTTCAGGCTGTTATTCAGTGGGCTTCAAACCAGACGCTTTGGGACAGGTGGGCGTCAATCTTTGCCAACGGCTCAGATGATAAAGAAGAGGCAGAGCGAAGAGCTGACGAATTTTTCAGCCAGAACAAAGAAGCAATGCTTGCTGGTTCTGAAGTGCTTTGGTCTGAGGTTGAAGACTACTACACATTGATGAAGCTGCGTGTCACAGACGGCGAGGCGTCCTTTGATTCCGAAAAGCAGAACGAACCAATAAACCCTGAAGATGCTTTGTTTAAAGAAGAGTGGATTCAGTTCTGGGATGAAGAGACAGAGGACGTTTCTGGTCTGCCGCTTTATGGCGTTGTTGACCCCTCGCTTGGTAAGAAAGCGAAAGGTCGCGACCCGTCCGCCATTATCGGCGGTATGCCGAAAAACAGAATTATCTATCTCGACATAGCAGACATAGAGAAGCGTTCCCCGGACAAGATAATCACGGATGTTTTGGCGTACCATCGCCGCAAGCAATTTTCTGTCTTCGGTGTTGAGTCGGTGCAGTTTCAGGAGTTCTTTGCGGGGCAGCTTGAGAAGGAAGCACACAAGCAGGAACTCACGCTGAACGTACATGAGATACAGCAGCACTCTGATAAGTACATGCGCATACAGAAACTGCAACCGTGGATAAAGAACGGCTGGATAAAGTTCAAGCGCAGTCACATCGCTCTGATAAAGCAGCTCGTGTATTTCCCAATGGCTGACCACGACGATGGACCAGATGGTCTTGAGATGCTTGTCACTCTTATCGAGAACGTCAAGCCGGGGAGAATTGAATACACGTCTTTGACAAACAGAGACGAAAGAAAAGACGACAACGCAGAAATGGCGTCAGGAGTCTCCACGGGATACTAAGACGGGTAAGTCTAGCGGAAGTGAACTAACTTCGCAGGAAACCCGTTTATAAACGTTTATAAACGCAATTTATAGAGGGCAACGACATGGGCAAAAAGAAAGAACAAAAAATAAACGCTGCAAAACGTGCGGAGCTGACAGAACAGGTTGTATATTTCAACCCGTATGAGCGCACATCGCTCGGCTACAACCGCATAACCCTGAACACTCTTTCGGACATGCTCCAGCGCGCCGCCGATGGCGACATGTCGGACTTCGCATTGTTCGCAGAAGATATGGAAGAGAAAGACCTTGCGCTGCAGGGCGACCTCGGAACCCGGAAAAACGCTGTACGCGGTCTCGACTTTGAGATACTCCCCGCCTCAGATGACAAAAAAGATATCACAATCGCCGAACGTGTCCGTGAAGTGTTCGACTACATCCCGTCGTTTGATGAAGCTCTGCTTGATATGCTGGACGCAGTGATGAAGGGCTATTCTGTGAATGAACTTATCTGGTCATATTCCGAGGGTCAGTATTGGTTCGACAAGATAGAGTTTGTCCAGCCGTACAAAATCACATTCAACAACAACGGGCAGATACTCAGACGTCCGATGTTTCTTGATACACTTTCCACCACCCCATCAGACCTGCCTTACGGCAAGTTTGTATACCACCGCCACAAAACCCGTTCCGGCTTGCCCACCAGAGCGGGGCTTGGGCGGTCACTCGCATACTTCTATCTGTTCAAGAATTTTGACGTAAAGACTTGGCTGACTTTCATAGAGCGTTTTGGTGTGCCGATGCGTCTCGGTAAATACGGTGCGAACGCATCGGAGAAAGATATAGCAACGCTCAAACGTGCGCTCTGGGGTCTGGCGACAGATACCGCTGCCGTAATGTCGAAAGATACAGAGATTGAGTTTATCAGACTCGAAGCCGCAAACGAAGGTGCACAGATATTTGAAGGGTTTAACGAGTGGATTGAGAAATCATATTCCAAGCTGATACTCGGTCATGCCTCTGCATCAACAGAAACTGCCGGAAAGTTAGGAGGTGACGAGCAGGTCGGTAAAGTCAGGCAGGATCTGCTTGAAGCCGATGCGAAGGCTCTGCAAAACACAATCACCGAACAGATAATCGCTCCTTGGATTCTTTATACATACGGAGAGACGACGGCAGTTCCGAAGTTCAAGTTTCGCTATGAACCGCCGGAGGACATGCTTTCTAAAGCTGACATGGTCGGCAAACTGGTTCTGGCAGGAATGAAAACTATTCCGGTTCCGTGGCTCCATGAAACGTTTGCAATTCCTCAAGCCGCAGAAGACGAGCAGACCCTTGCAGACCTTGAAAAAGAAACGCCTGCAAAATCCGCTGGTTTGCAAAAACTTATAGCTGCTCTGTCCGCAGAACATAAACAACAGCCGGAACACCCTGGCGATATCATCACAGCGAAAGCATTATCTGAAGACGTCGGCATTGGCGACATGACGGCAGAACTGCAAGTCTTGCTTGCTGAGTGTGAAACTCTCGAAGAGGTGCGCGACAGACTGTTTGAGCTTTACGGTTCGTTCGGCACTGAGAAGTTCGGCGAAGTTATGTCGCAAACTCTCTTGCTCTCTGATCTCGCCGGAAGAGCTGAAGGCAGGAGCAGGAAATGAAACCCACAGCAGAGTGGCGCAATCTGCCGTTTGACAAAGCAATTGAATACTTCCGCAATAAAGTGAATTTCCCCACTGAAAAGTGGGACGACATAAGCGGCGGGATGCATTCGAGAGCTTTTGTTGTAGCTGGTGTCACGAGAGACGACATGCTGTGTGAGTTCCGCACAGCAATAGATTCTGCACTCGCTAACGGCACTTCGATAGATGCGTTCCGTAAAGACTTTGACAACATCGTTGCGAAGTACGGCTGGGAATACAAAGGCGAAAAGACGTGGCGGCAGAACGTTATCTTCAATACGAACATTATGTCGGCGTATTCAGCAGGACAGTGGGCGCAGATAGAAGAGGACGTGGATGTGTTCCCGTTCATTGTCTACCGCACAATGGACGATGGGCTTGTTCGTCCGGAACACAGAGCATGGGATAATCTGATCCTTCGCGTTACAGACAAGTTTTGGCAGACACATTATCCGCCGAACGGCTGGCGTTGCCGCTGCTGGGTTGACCAGCTCACAGAAGCCGAGGCAAAAGCGCAGGGTGTATCAACAGCGCCTGAACTTGAACATGTTGAGCATGTGAACAGCAAAACAGGCGAAGTCCGGAAGACTGTGAAAGGCATTGACTATGGTTTCGACTACAACACAGGCATTACAAGCTGGGGCAGTAAACTGAATATGCGTGCTGTCGAAAAGGGGGAGAAAGCGTGGATTCCGCTCACTGATACTGACTATAAAGTTTTTGGTCGTCCTGCGAATCTCCCGCTTGTGACTTCTGATATTGCAGAGATTGAGCCTCTTAAATCCACCGCAGATGTATCTGCTTGGCTTAAAGAGAGCTTCGGCGCTGATGAGAAAGTATTCAGCCTCCGTCAGGGAGAGTTTAAACATTCTCTGCTTATCAATGCAGACGTGCTTGGTTCGCATCTCGAAGATTTGAACCGCAGCCGCTTTCTTCCTTTTCTTGAAGATATCCTTACTGACCCATACGAGGTTTGGGCAGCGTTCGAGGAAAGCAAAAAGGACGGCAAGGTCGCTCTCAGATACAGATATGTAAAGGCATATAAGCTCGGCAAGAACAGAGGAATGTCAATCATTCTCGACGCGCAGGGCGGCTGTGTGCTGGGTTGGACATACATTCCGACAATGGACATGAAGCAGGTTAATAAGCAGAGATACGGAAGGTTGTTGTATGGGAAATAGGCGTAGCATTGGTGCGGTCTCGCCCACACATGCCACCTCCCCCTGTTATTGCAGGCGGCTGCAACAGGCTTCGGTAATTTTAATTTAACGTTTTTAGCGGAGGTTGTCAAGAGATGGCAGGCGCAACAATAGAGATAAAGCCGGATTTGACAGAGCTTGAAGCACTGATAAGTCGCATCGAAAAGCGCATCGGCACCCCGAAACCTGCGCTGCAGATCATTGGCGGCATAGTCCTGCGTTCAGTTCGGCAGAACTTCATGCAGGGCGGTAGACCGGACAAGTGGGTTAAGTCAAAGAAACCCAGCGGTAGAACGCTCATAGCAACCCGTCGCCTGATGATGAGTATAAACCGCAAGCTGAACGCAACCTCGGTTGAGATAGGCACAAACACAGAGTATGCGGCGGTTCACCAGTTCGGCGACGACAGGGTTGTAAGTGTCCGTGCGCATAAGCGTGTTGGGGTGTTCGGCGACAAGTCGCGAACTGCGAACATTCCCACACACAAGCGGAAACAGAACATGCCAGCCCGCCCGTTCCTTATGGTTCAGGACGAGGACTGGGCGGCAATAAACACAGCGATGCAAGACTATTTAACGAAGATAGAAGGAGGTGCAAGTGATTAAGAAAAAGGGTGTTTATCTTATCGCTCTGGAGGGTGCGGATGTTCCGGGCAGAATACAGCTTTTGCCGATGGGTCAGTTCACTCTTCAGGATGATAGAGGTTTCAACCTCAATCTGACACCGGAGAATGCGCAGGCAATCATTGCGCACTTTGAAGGTAAAGAAACGGATATGGTTGTGGACTATCACCACAACACATTCAGGGCAGAGAAAGCCCCCGCTGCAGGTTGGATAAAAAAACTTGAAGCGGATGAAAGTGGTCTGTGGGCGATTGTCGAGTGGACGCCTGCCGCCGCAGAACACATCAAAAACAAGGAATACCGCTACATTAGTCCCGTGATCCTGTATCTCGAAGACGGTACGATCATCGCACTGATTAATGCGGCACTGACAAATACTCCGGCGATAGGTGGGATGGATCCATTGACGCTGGAGGCAGAAAATAACAATCAGGAGGACAACAAAATGCTGAAAGCATTACTTGAAGCACTGGGGCTTACAGACAAAGCTACAGAAGCGGAAGCAAAAGCCGCAATCGCCAAGCTCCAGTCAGAAAGCAAGGCGGTTCGACCTGCACTTCTCGAAGCTCTGGGACTGAAACCGGATGCAACAGAACCCGAAGCAGTCGGCGCAATTAAAGGGCTGACAGAAAACAAGACCGCTCTTGAATCTCTGCAGGGCAAAGTCGCAGCACTTGAGGCTGACAGAACAAAGTCGGAAGCGACTGTGATAGTTGAAGAGGCTATCAAATCCGGTAAAATCGCACTCGCTCAGAGAGACGCCGCAATCGCAATGGCTGAAAAAGACCTGAAGGGCTACACGGCATATCTCGAAAAAGCCCCCGTCATCCTCGATATGCAACATCGCGGCAACGGCAACGATGAAAAACAGCCCCAGCAGGCGGCACTGTCTGCCGAGATAAAGGCGACAGCAGCTAAGTTCGGCTTGTCAGACGAAGACCTTAAAACATACGGAGGTATCCAGTAATGGCACTTACAGGAGACAGATTTCCTAAAACACGCACAGGTAGCCGCCGTAGCTTCCTTGTTAAGCCCGGTGAAACCATCTATGCAGGCGCGCTGGTGTGCATCGACAGTAACGGTCTTGCAGTAAAAGCGATTACAGCCACAGGGTTGAAATGCGTGGGCGTATCGCAGGAACAGATAATCACCGCAGGTAACGAAACCCGCGTGCTTGTTGCTGACGAAATTACAACAGTAAAGAACTCCGCAGATGCAGACGAGATAACTCTCGCTGACGTAGGAGCGGACTGTTACATCGTTGATGACGAGACAGTGGCAAAAACATCCGGCACAAACACCCGCTCGGTGGCTGGCAAAGTATACGATGTAAACTCAGACGGCGTCTGGGTCAAATTCTAAGAGGCGGAGGACAATATGTTTCAGAAAATCGCAGCCTTGTTCATTTCGTTTAAAGCGCTTTTTGGCAAGGCTTATACAGGCGTAAAGCCCACATGGGAAAAGATAGCCATGCGTGTCCCCTCAACTGCATCGAAAGAGGTTTACTCGTGGCTGGCAGCTCTGCCCGGTCTCCGTAAATGGGTAGGCGACAGAGTGTGCCATATCCTTGGTATGCACAAGTATGAAATTCCTAATGAAGACTATGAGCTTACTGTAGCTGTAAAAGTTAACGATATCGAAGATGACCAGACAGGAGTATATGCCCCGCTTATATCTGCGATGGGAGTCTCCGCTGCAAACTGGGTGGACGAACTCGTGTATCAGGCTCTCAAAGATGGTTTCACTGTCGCATGTTACGACGGTCAGCCGTTCTTTGACACCGACCACCCGAACTTTGATGAAGCTGATACGACATTCTCAAACTATCAGTCAGGTACTGGTGCACCGTGGTTCCTGATGTGTACCAGCGCACCCATAAAACCTATCATCTTCCAAGAGCGTCAGGCTCCTAAGTTCACTGGACTGGACAAAGCTGATGACGAGAACGTTTTCAAGAAAAAAGAAATCCTTTATGGCGTTGATGCTCGTGGCGGAGTTGGTTACGGTCTGCCTCACCTTGTGTTCGCGTCCAAAGCAGCTCTGACACCTGAGAACTATGAGGCAGCCCGTGCCGCAATCATGAGCCGCACAAGCTCTGCCGGAACGCCTCTTGGGCTTGTTCCCGACCTGCTCGTAGTTGCACCGACTCTGGAAGGCGCAGCACGCAGACTGCTGAACAATGAACAGATAGACGGCAGCACAAACGAATGGAAAGGCACGGCTGAACTGCTCGTAGCTCCAAGACTGGCGTAAGGAGAGTAACTTATGAATATCAGAGTTAAAATATCTTCCCGTTCAGCAAACGGTTTCTACAGATTCGGTCAGAAGTTCCCGCCCAAAGGTAAGGAAGTCGAGCTGACAGCTGAGCAGCTCGAAGTTGCGAAAACAGACCCTAACCTGTTCGTTGAAGTGGTGGTTCAGCCGCTCACAGAAGCCACGGACGAAGACCTGAAGAACATCCCGTCTGAAAAGTGGAAAAATGCCGACCTCGTTGAGTATTTGAAGACTGAGTTCGGCTTCGAGTTCCCCGAAGGTACAACACCGAAAAAAGCAGAACTGCTGGATAAAATCGCTGAGCTGCAGAACGCAGATCCTATTCAGCAGGACGGCGCAGAGTAAACCAAATAGCCCGCTCTTTCGGGGGCGGGCATATGAACCGAGGGCAACATGTACGCAAACATAAGTCACCTTACAGACCGTCTTCAAGAGAGTGCAATCATTGAGCTCATCGATGACGAGAACACATATCCGGCTGATATCGCATCGGCAAATGACATACTGAAGAGCCGTATAACAACCGCGCTGTCTGATGCCACGGCGAAGATAGATACATACCTGTCAACCAGATATAAAGTGCCGCTCTCAACTGTGCCTGATGCCCTTGCGGCGCTTTGTGCGGACATAGCAATTTATAACCTTTATGCCCGCAGAGATCACGCAGAGATACCTGAAAGCAGACAGTCGCAACTTAAAGCCACAATCCGGATGCTTGAGCAGATAGCAAAAGGCGATTTAGTACTCGGCATTCCGTCTGTTGACACTCCTCAGTCCGAGCGTGCCGACGCTGCCGATGTACAGCACGGCGCTACTCAGCAGTTCACTGGCGGATTCGGGGGCTTCTGATGGGCGTGACAGTTGAGCAGCTCATAGATGCAATGGCTACTGCTTTGAAAGCAAAATTCCCGAATACCGAAGTTACTGTTTACGGCGGCGAACTTACGGAAGCTGACAAAGTTATGCAACTTGTGCCTAAGATTCCGGCTCTGCTCATAGGCTACGGCGGCGGAAACTATAAGCCGAGAGGTACAGGAAACATGCACTGGCGCGATGTTTCGCTCACAGTGTTTTCGATTACCCGCAACTTGCGTGACAAGACAAACACCGGAGCATTGCCTGTGCTTGAATCTCTTTTTCAAACACTTCAGGGCAACGATCTGGGACTGGGCATTAAGCCTCTTGAAGTCATAGGCGACGAAGCTCTGCTCAATACAAAAGGTGTATCTGTGTATGCGCTGGATGTTAAAACGACACTACCTACGGAGGTAACAACATGAAAGCAGGAAGCTATATCAAAAATAAAGACGGCACTCTTAAAGAGAATGCCAAAGATGCGGCAATGAAAGCCCGCACAGATAATTCAAAAACAACAAAGGAGGCAGACGGTGTTAAAGCAGAAAGCGCTGGTTCTGGTAAAAACTGAAACAACATACGGCGTTGATTCGATCCCTGTCGGCGGCGTAAACGCTATTCTTTGCGAAGAGCCTGCTATCTCATTTCAGGGTACAGCTCTGACAAGCAACGCTCTGAAACCCACACTGGGCGCAAAGAAGAGCCGCTATGTCGGCGAAGCCCTGTCCCTGTCCTTTACAACAGAGGTCAGAGGTTCCGGCACGGCAGGCACAGCACCGGAGACAAGCCCTTTGTTCCGCGCATGTCGATTCACAGAAGTCATAGATACAGGCGTTTCGGTTGAGTATCACCCGAACAGTGATGATGCTCCTGAGTCTGCAACGATCTATTTCTATCAGGACGGAATACTCTATAAACTCCTCGGTGCCAGAGGCACAGCGACTCTGGACGCAAAGACTAACGAGATAGCGAAAATTAAATGGGACATGAAAGGTATCTTCGCTGGTCCGGTTGACGCTACCCTTCCTTCTGCGACTTTCAACCCTCTGGTATCGCCCGTGTTCCAGTCTGCGGCGGCAACTCTGGACAGCTATGCGGTTGTGTTCGATGCACTGAACATTACGTTCGGAAACACTCTTGCAGTACGAAAATCAGCAAATGCGGCAACGGGTATTCTTGAACACGCAATAACAGAGCGTGCGATAACTGGTTCCATCGACCCTGAAAAAGTGCGGGTCGCTGATAAGGACTGGTTCTCTGTTATGTCCGGCGGTGCGTCCGTGGCGTTCACTGCCACAATCGGTCAGGGGGCAGGTAACAAATGCGTCATCACAGCCCCGGCAGTTCAGATAACGGAAATGTCCGACGGCGACAGAGACGGCATTCTGACAAACACACTGAACCTTTCTTTCGTCCCCACTGATGCAGGCGACGACGAGATAGTGTTCTCATTCCAATAAGGAGGAAACAATGGCAAGAGATCTGAGCGTACAGATAAACACAGTAAAAATCAAAGATGGCTCCAGCGGTGATGAACACGAGATGTATTATCGCCGCCCGACCGTTGCCGAGAAAGCGGCTTATGACGCGAGTATGTTTCAGCGTAAGGGCAAAAAAATAATCAACAATACTTTTCAGACACGTCTGAAATTCGGTCTCATGGTGGTGACCGGATTTAAAAAAGGAACGTTTCTTATAGGCGGCGAGGCTTTTTCTTCCGAGTCCGGCGACCCTGACTACAGAGAAGACTGGAAAACCCAGCTTGAGGCGGGAGCATTCGATGTTATAGCCGCTGTCGGCGGCGTGGCGTTTGAAGGCACTGCAAATGCAGACGCGGAAACCGAGTTTGAGATAGCCGCAGGTGAGTAAGAAAAAAGGGGCGGTCTGCCGCCCCGTTTCTGACCCTCTTTTTGTTGATGAGATAGATTTTTCAAAGGCTATAGAAGAGTTCTTTGAAGGGGGCTGCACTGCCGAACAGGAAAAGAAATGTGCAGCTTCGTCCGGAGCATTCTTGTCTGAAGTTTGCAAAGCATGTGGGAAAAAAGATTGGCGACCTCATGTATATATTGCTGCTCTTTATAACATCCACGTTCTTCAGACTGCGGGCATAGTTTTTGAGAGTGAACTATTTGAATTGCAGTTCTGGTATGACCTTGGTCAGCTGAAAATGGCAATAGAAGCACGGCGCATGAGGTTGTTTTAATGGCAAATAAAGTAACTATCACTATCGACACAAAAGCAAATGTAACGGGTATTACTGCTGTAAAAAACGGCATCAAGGGTATGGCGACAGAAACGACATATGCACGCGGAGCCTTGAGAGATTTGCTCACTGCTGCCGCTGGTTTTTTTGCCTTTGAGCGTGCCGTGTCATATGTTAAGTCCTTTTTTACAAGTGTTATCGATGCCGCCAAATCCGTGCAGAATCTGACTTTATCACTCGACACTCTTACACATGGTCAGGGTAAGGAAACATTTAAGGAGCTTGACGACTGGGCTGCTCGGATGCCTGTTAATACTGAGAAAGCTATCGACGTGTATCGTAAACTGGTAGCAATGGGACTTAAGCCATCAATAGAGCAAATGACAATCCTTGTTGATACTGTTTCCGCTCTTGGCGGAGGCGAGGAGGGGTTGAACTCTATTGCCCGCGCTCTCGGTCAGATGTCTGCGAAAGGCAAAGTATCAGCAGAAGAGCTTATGCAGCTCGCCGAAGCTGGCGTTCCAGCATATCAGATTCTTACTGAGCAGCTTGGTATCACAGGTAAAGCCTTTGATAATTTATCAGCTACAGGTTTGACTACTGATCAGGTTATCACAGCCTTGTTTAAAGGTATGAAAGAAAAATACGGCGGGTTATCAAGCCAGATGATGAATACGTTTGACGGTGCTGCCGAGGCGTTAGACGATTCACTTTCAAGGATGAAACGGGCATGGGCTAGTTACGGTATATTCGACATGGCGACGGCTGCTGTTGTTGCATTCACAAAAACTCTGGACGATTTCAGAGAATCAAACCAATTCCAAGATTGGGCAAAAGATTCATCCGATGCGGCTATGAAGATGTTCAGTAATGTTATATTGGGTGCGGCAGAATTGATAGATTTTGTAAATGCGCATAAAGATATAGTTGAAAACGGTATCCTTGGTAAGATTCTGCTCGGTAAAAAAGGCATGATATTGTTTGCCGCACTTGATGTTATTGGCGTTGATGTTATCGCGATACTTGAAAAACACTTAAAATACATAGATGCAAGAACAAAAGGTTTTTTGACAGAAGTTGAGATTGCTACAAGCAGTAAATCAGGATTGGATAAATTATTATCTGAAAGAGGCTATGAAGACTCTAAACAGTTTAATGTTGCCATACAAAAGAATATTGGAGAAATCGGAAAATTAAAACGACACTTACAAGACTTAGAAGAGTTTAATAAATTGTCTTCATTGCAAAGAATGGGGGATATAGGTTTAGGGCATACTGGGCTTGTGGGCGCAAAATTCGATTTATCAGCATGGGAGCGTGCTAACACTTCTCAAGCCATTGATAATACGAAAAAGAAAATAATGGATATGCAAACAGAGATGGTAACTCTTAAAGCTAATCCTCAAACCGCAACAGATTATGCCCGCAATTTTTTAAAGAATATGCGTGAGCAAATGGCAATTATATCAGGCTCAAAACTCACAGATTCGTGGTTGTTTGAGCCGACAACTCCTGAAGCCCCGAAGATCACCCCTGTTGACACTGTTGAAATCAACAAACGCCGCCGTGCCGAGCTTGAATACGCGCTCCAGCTTGCTGAGTATGAGGATGATAAAGCCCATAGCTTTGAGCGCCAAAAGAAAGCTCTGGCTGATATCATAGCGTTTGAACAGTCTGTCCTCGGCAGCACAGCCGCCGGAACCGACGACTACGCGAAACAGCAACAACGTGTGCTTGATGCACGTCAGAAACTCTACCAGATAACTGAAAAAGAACGCGAAATTGCAATCGAAAACGGACGTACAACTCTTGAAAACGAAATGACAGCGGCAAAGCTGGCAGACGAAAAGACAAAGTCCCTTGACGCTCAATCCACGGTTCTTCAGAAGATGCTCACATATGAAAATGATGTGTTTAAAAGAATAGATGCCCGTGACGAACAGAAGCGGCTTGGTCAGGTTAAGAAGATACAGGAAGTCGAACGGCAGATATTTGACTTGTCCGAGAAGCGTAAAGAAAACGCATACAGCGCCGCAAAAGCGGAGCTTACCGCCGCTCTCGACGCTGCCGGACAGCAGAAATATTCGGCATACGGGAACCCTCTGAAGGCATCTGAAAACGATATTGCGATCCAGCTTGATATGCAGAAACAACTGCTGAAACTGGAACAGGAACGTCTTGATCAGCTCCCAGTTGCGAACGAAGAGTATCATAAACAGGAGCAGACTATTGCAGATGTTACAGAGAAGATACGCGAGCTGACCGCCGAAATGCGGACATATACGGCATCGAACGAAGATGCGTTCCGTGCCGGACTTGACCAGTATCTTGCAGAAGCTCCCACAGCTTTCGACCAGATGAAAGACCTAGCTTACGATACTGCTCAGTCGATGGAACAGTCTTTTAGCGACCTGTTCTTTGATGCGATGCGCGGACAGCTCGACAGTCTCGCAGACTACGTTCAGAGCTTCGCGGAATCTGTTATGCGGTCGATAGCAAACATCTACGCACAGCAGCTTGCATATGGGTTGATAAGCTCATTTAGCGGCGCATCTGCCGCAACATCAACGCCCGCTGCCGGAACATCCGGGTATATCAATTACAGTCAGGATCAGTTTCTCGCAACCGGCGTGTCAACACTCGGCAGGTCTGCTGATAAATCGTCTGCATCCACCACGGCGGAGCCGAACGTTGTAATTAATTTCACAAACAACAGCTCTGCAAGCGTCCAACCTCGTGAGACCGGACGACAGTTCAACGGTAAGGATTTTGTAATCGGTGTCATTCTCGAAGATATATCAAACTCCGGTCAGCTGAGAACAGCTATTAAAGCTGTGGCGAAGGGGGCTTAAATGGACTACCCGACACTTGCAATCGGTATTTCGATGGATAAATACAGCGAGGAACCCGCAACAGAAGTGGACGTGCAGTCAAAATCTGAATCGGGTTATGTGCAGATCCGCAGGCGCGTCACGCGTGTGCTGATGAAACATCATATCGAATATGAAAATATGTCATCGGCAGAAAAAGCAACACTCAAGGCGTTCTGGGAATCGGCAATCGGTGTCGGTTTCAACTGGCAATCTCCGGCGGGAACCGCACTTGTCGTCAAGTTTATTACAAAGCCGAAGTTTTCCGGTGTCGATGCCGGAGGACTTTACCATAATTGCAGTTTTGATTTGGTGGAACAATGAGAAATATACCGCTTGCACTCCGCCGCGCCGCACACTCATATGACCAGCCCTCGGCATGGCTGGTGCTTTTCACCCTTGACCTTGGCGGCGGGAATCTTGTCCGTGTTGTCAATAACACCGAAGATATCACATATCAGGGCGAGGTCTACTACGCATGGGCTATCAAGTTCGGCGAAGTAACGGAGCAAAACACTGGCGAAATACCCGTTGTTAAGCTCTCTGTGGGCAACATGGGCGGAATACTTTCTGCGTATGTCGATGAGTACGAGGGTGCTGTCGGTCGCTCATGTTCAATAGTTGTCGTTAATGCCGACAAGTTGTCAGAAGATTACTCTGAGCTGACGATAACACTTAGCATACAATCATCTGTAAATGATGGAGCATTTATAAATTTCAATCTCTCAGTGCCTAACCCGCTTCGTTCACGCTTTCCTCGCTACAGATATTTTGCAAATCACTGTCGCTACGTTTCGGATTTTAAGGGCATGTATTGCCAGTATTCAGGTACTGATACAACATGTGACGGCACGCTTGAAAGCTGTATAACCAAGGGCAATATAACGCGCTTTGGCGGCTTTTTCGGGTTGTCCGGCAGTATCAAGGTGGTGAAAGGATGATCTTTGATTACACGGATCTTCTCGGTAAAAAGTTTAAAGTCGGCGGGCGTGGCGCGGCAGAGTTTGACTGCTACGGGCTGGCGATGGAAGTTTATAAAAGGCTCGGACGCACACTGCCGGAGTGCGGCGCCGCACACGATAATGCACGGCTGCATGGCTGTTTTCTTGATGTTATTCCTGCTTTTCAAAAGCTCGAAAAGCCTGAACCGTACTGCCTTGTGGCTTTTTATATCAAGCCTCCGTATGTGAGCCATGTCGGTGTGTTGCTGGATGATTGCCGCCGCTTTCTTCATATCATGCCATCCACCATGGTGTCAGTGGCTACGTTGTTTGACCCGCGTTGGCTCCGCAGAGTAGAGGGTTTTTATGTCACTCGTTAAAAGAATATTAATAACCAACCCTTTTGATATCCGCTCTTCAAAAACTGACGAGCTGTCCGCACTCACCGGAGCCGACTGTATTCCCGCTGATATGCCGGACGCAATTATCAGCCGGAACGGCACCGTAATAAATCTAACAGATAGGGTGTTCGATGGTGATTGGGTTGTCGTTCGACCTGTCATAGCGGGCGGGGGTGGAGATAATAAACAGCTTTTAAACACTGTTGCTATGGTAGTAATTATGGCAGCTATCGGCGTTTATGCTCCTCCTGCATTCGCGTCCTTAACGGGCTGGGGAGTAAAGTCCTTTGGTGTCGTTGCCTTGACTGGGCTTGCGGCGGTGGCGGGCGGCTACGTTTATAACTCAGTCTTCGGTGTCGGTCAGCAGGCTCTTGACACATCTCTTTCCGACATCTCCCAGACATACAGTTTCAACGCCCGCACAACACAGACCCAAGGTACCGCGATACCTGTTGTCTACGGTCGCATCAAAGTTTCCGGCAACATCATTGCTGTACACACGTCAACAGTTGATGACGAAAGCTACTTATCAATGATAGTGGCTCTGTCTGTCGGGCAGATCTATGCCATTGAAGACATAAAGCTCAATGACCAGCCCCTTGAATCGCTCTCTTCTGAATCAGTCCAAACGAGAAACGGGCAGGTTAATCAGACTGTCATGTCCGGCTTCACGGTCACGAAAGCTGAGCAGTCAGTGAGCCTCGCAATAGATGCAGACGGCTTTATATATGAGCTTGACGGCATTTTTAATGCCTTGGAAATAGATATTACATTCCCTGACGGACTTTTTCACTACAATAGTAAAGGCGAATATAAAGACAATACAGTCCAGATTTCTATCACGCTGACAATCGGCGGTGTGGACTACAACTCCGGTATCATCACGGTTACAGAGAGCGAGCAGAACTCATTTGTTCGCCGTGTTGTTTTTGCCGCTGGCGGCTTTACTGTGAATCCTACTGACGTAAACTACGGTGTATCATATGAAGATGTGCTGGTGCGTGTGTGGAAGCACAGCGAACTACAGGAGTCGGACAGCAAGAACATCTATCGCGGGCGCTGTTATGTGACAGCTATCAGAAGGTGTATTGATTATGCATTCAGCTATCCGGGTGTCGCTCTGGTCGGTATCAAAGCTGTGGCAAGTTCTGATTTGTCCGGATACGTTGATTTTTCAGGCATCGTTCGCGGCAAGCTGGTGCAAGTCTATACGCTGTCAGAAACGGGTGCTGTCTCCTGCTCTGTGCAGTATTCAAACAACCCTGCGTGGGTTGCATTAGACATACTCATGCAGCCGGATATCTCTGATGATGGTATTCTTCTTAAGATAAACGGTTACACACTTGCAAACATAAATATTCTTGCGATGATTGAATGGGCAGAATACTGCGATGTTCTTATTAATGGAAAACCTCGGTGTACGTTCAATGGTGAATTTAAAGATATCCAATCAACATGGGATGCTGCTCAAAAAGTTGCCACTGTTGGCAGAGCTGCCGTTGTATGGGCAGGTGATAAGATAACGCCAATCATCGACCGTGCAGGAGAGCCTGTGCAGCTTTTCTCTGTCGGCAATATTACCGAAGACGGCTTTTCAAACTCGTATCTTTCACTGACAGACCGCGCCCGCGAACTGGAAGTTGACTTTGCAGATGAAGAACAGGATTTTGAAACGAGCCACGTTATTTACTCTGATGTACGATCCGGCGAAGTACCGAACACAACAACTATCAATATGTTCGGTATCACGAATGCGGCGGAGGCTGCGAGATATGCCGACCTGCAGCTTGCACACAACCGATATACTATCCGTTCCGGCGATTTTCCGGCGGATATTGACAGTCTCGCTTGTACCGTAGGCGACATTGTTTATTTACAGCACGATGCGCCTCAATGGGGCTTCGGTGGACGCCTTGTGTCTGCAGGTGACGGCTGGGTCGAACTGGATCAGGAAATAGCGACAGACGAATCAAAGCAGTATGCAATCATGGTTCAGCACGACAACGGAGACGTAAGTTATTCCCTTGCGGTACTGGAAGGCACAAAAGCATATGTCTCAATAACCCCGACTCCGGCACAATATGCCGTTTACGCATTCGGCGAAGTCGGCAAAGTCGCAAAACTCGTGCGTATCACTCAGATTCGCAGAAAATCAGACTTACAGGCTACTTTATCATATGTTATAACCGCGCGGGCAGTTTGAGATTTTTTCGCAGATGGTTTGATACAAAAAAATGCATGAAAAAGCCGGGTTATCAGCCCGGCTTT